GCTCAACGACAAAGCGTCACTTGTCAAGTCAGCACTAGAAATCGTTAGTGTAGCGGTTGTTGTGGCCATTTTGTTCTTTTATTTCTGCAAATATAACAATTATCGGTAACGCGCTGTTTTCTTGGCGATTGACTTAGGCTGCTTTACAAATTGCTTTTTGCCCTTGGCTTTTGCTTTATTTGTGGCAGCCTTTTCTCCTGCACTTAGCGCACTCCATGCGGCCCTAGGAAGGTACCGCTTTTTGCCCTTGGACTTTACCTCCTTGGACTTTCCTTTCTTTTTATTCGCGTGAGTACCAGACGTCATCCATTCCTGGCTCGTCCAATCCTTCAGAGACTGCTGTGACTTCTTGAGCTTTGGCATTAGTTCTTGTATCCTCCGCCTGCTTTTTTGTAGGCAGTCGCCAACAGCTGAGCCTTACGCGCAGACCACTGACCAGGCCGCCCTCCCTTTGATCCAGCCTTAATGCGATTAAAGATTCTCTTGCGCATACCAGGCTTGGTGTAGTTGCCAGCCTCGTTCACACGGCTCTTGCTTTTCTTTTTGAGTTTAGCCATGGCTCACCATTTTAAACTTTGCGTTCTTGACAGCACCAGGGTGTGGCTTGTACTCACCCTTCATCAAAAAATATCTGCCCCGCTCCTCCATCCAGTGATAACCTTCAGGTGGTGGGACAGACATTGTCTTGCTGCTGACCTTGAGCTTGCCGCCCTTGTTGTACTTAACGAGCCCAGGCATTACCACTTGACTCTATTGGCCCAATAAGCTGCACTCATCTTACCCTTGGCGATGTTACGTCTATGCCTCGCCTTAAACGAAGCGCGCTTCTTCTTCATCTTAGATCCTTCCCCAGCCTTAGGCTTACCCGCAGTCTTGGCACCCTGCTGACCAAAACGAATTGTTTTGATTTTACTGCCTTGTTTGGCAACAACAATGTGCGACTTCTTGGGATGACCTGGCGTTCTCTTGGGCTTGTTAAACCCAGAGACTCCAGCTCTCTTTAGTCTAGGGTCTCTCTTGCTCATATTGCAAATATAAACAATATGAAATTACGCAACTATAGCCTCTGTGTAGATAAAGATTTGAGCAATGACATCATCGATTATAACAGTGTCTCCAGTCTCCGCTTCAACTCGAATGAAAGGAACAAGTACATCGCCTGCTTCAAATTTATACGTATCCTGCCTATGAATAGTGTCTTCAACAGTGTAAGCGGTTGATCTGATATTATCCTCAAGAGCGAGGTCACCGTCTGTGGTTGCAATTCTATGCTCAGTAAAATTAGGATCTGAGTCGTTGGCAAAGACCTTTCTTATAAAAAGCCTTACGCGGCCCTCCTGAGTTACTGCACTCTGTCTTCTGCACATAAATGAACCACCAGCGATATATCCGCCAAAGGGCAACATGATGCCAAGGGAGGCATCAAGATCACTGCCTGAAAATGCAGGAACACCGTTTGCCATTCTTAAAACAGAATTAGCGGTGCCCCCATCCTCGGCTGTGATGGTACCGTTTTCTCCGCACTGAATTGTAATCAGATTTCTTCTTGTAAGCGTCTCAAGGTCTGTCCCATGAACCTCGACACCCCTGAGCTTTTGCTCGTTGGCCGAGAAGCTATCCGAGGCCGCTCCGCCGCCGTCGTGTCCAATGGTCATAACGGTGGTCTCTGCTCCCGATATGCTCACATTGAAATTCATCTTCCCGTCTACATCATCTGTGTCTACCTCAGAGCTATTGACCAGAATGCTTCCGTAGTTAACTGTTGAGACAGACCCGTCGCCATCATCTGACTGAGATGAAAATGTAATCTGACCAACCTTCGCGTTGTCAGTAGGGGAGAAGTCGAGCTTTAGAAGATCTAAGGTAGGGGCAGCATTGGCAGCTGAGTTTTCATCACCCCTAACCTGAAAGGTAGTCTCCTTAAGCTCAAGCCTTGTATTTAAGTTTTCCCCCTTTATTCTAAAAGCCTCTGCCTCTGTTCCTCCTCTAAGAACATTAAACAACAACGTACCATCTTCGGTATTGTTTGTAACGTCCTGATGCTCTGCAGAGATGGAGGCATAGTCTTTAAATTCGTTATCTGCCCCCTCGGCCTGAAAAATAATCTTACCGCCTTTTTCGTTGTCAGCGGGATCCGCATCTGTTTTCTTTAAAATAAGGTTTGGACCATTGACATCGCCTGTGCTAGCAGAGCTGATGGTAAAGTCATTCTCCTTGATCTCTGCAAACAAATCAAGATCGACACCCTCGATAGAAAGGCCAGTAACCAGGGTGTCTGAGCCACCTACGCGGACGTTAAAATCAAGCCTTCCCGCAGTGTCATTGATAATATCGGGGTTGACAAAATCAAGCTCTGTCTCGCTGGCGATAGCCTGGATGTTGGCATATTGCCTTGAGACGGCTGGAAGCGAACCACTCGTAGAGTTGGTGTCGCCCCACATTTGAATCTGCCCAATCTTGTCGCCATCGGCTGCGCCGTCCTCTGCGTCTTCATCTCTTATGAGCTTCAAGATAGGTCCCGCAGCGCTTCCGTCTTCAATACCTATGATTTGAAGCTCGTTCGTTTTTTTAAACTTAGCTGTTTTAGTGCTTTCCAACACAAGGTTTGACCCCGAGCTAACAAGCGAAGAGGTGTCGCAGTCAGTGATGGTACCTAACGTGACAGCCGTATCCTTTACCAGAAAGAGTACGGTATCATTACTATCTCTTATTTCAAGCCTAGAACTAGAGTTTCCAAGATCTAAAAGTCTAGATGTGCCGTTAGGGATCGTCAGGTTAGCGTTACCAATGTTGTTGTTGGTCTCATCACCTGCTACTAAAACCTTTTTCCACGTGGCCATAATCTATCAGCTGCTTTTATTCTCTTGCAACTTTTGAAGACGAGTAAACTCTTTCTCTAATTTCGTTACAACTGCAGCGACAGCTGGGGCGTCCGAGACTTTAATCTGCACGTTGGCAATGGCACTCTTCAAGAAGAACACCTCATCGATCTCAAGCTTCATGTAAAATAAATTTAGGGTGATTAACTACCCTGCAATTTACCTACAATGGAGCTAAGAATCAAAACATCTTTACCAGCAAATTCAGCCTCGGCAATATGACGGAGGAGAAAGTCAATCTCGTTCTTGGTGAACGACATGTCTTTGTTGCCGTCCACTGGTTTCTTAGATCCAAATGCCATTATGCTACTCTAATGTAAAGCTCTTCGTCAGTAGTGTTCATCATAAAGGACCCAACACCTGCACTTGGGGCCGACGGAGGAGTGCCCGCGGCGGTCATAAAGTCCATGATGGCGATAGCAAACTGAGCTCCCTCGGTCTCCTGGTCGGCGTCGTAAGCAACACCTTCTCCTGGTGCGTGCGGAGCAGCTGTATCGTTAACAACCCATCCAGTGAGCTCACCGCCAGTTCTCCATCTGACGCCTGCGTACTTGGCGATGATTTGAGCATCGGTATCTGCGTCGTCAAATCCAGTAGATGCGTGGTGAGAAGCGACAACAATACCATTGTTGTCGGCTGCAGAGTTTGCAGACGAAACGCCTCCAGCGTCGATGTCGTAGGCGGTATCTGGGACACCGAGCACAATCTGCGTGTCGGCGATGTTTACCTCCGTGGAGTTCACGGTGGTTGTGGTTCCGTCTACTTGAAGGTTACCACTGACGGTGAGGTTTGAGGACATCGTGATGTTGTCCTCAAAGGTTTTTTCACCCGTAATGGCCTGGGCGTCAGATCCGTCATTCAGGATACCTGCAGTACCAGTGGTGGCTGCTGGAAGGTCTGTGAGTGTAGCCCCAGTGACGTGACCGTGATCCGCGAACGTCATAGCGCTCACGAACTGAATACCCGATCCAGTAATATTAGATTCGCCAGTGATACCACTGTGAACTGTAGCAAAAGAAGCTGCGTTAGAACCAACGTAGGTGTTGATGGCGTCGATGGTGGTCTTACCGTTGATCGCCGCTGACCCAGCTCCACCGTTAACGTCTACGACAGGGAAGACATCACCAGTCTGCAGCGTAGAGTTGTCGTATGAAGCCCCGTCGATGTTCAAGGCTGTGATGTTTACCTTGTCGGCTGTGGTGAGCTCGCTAAGCTTGTCGTCGCCAATAGAACCAGCCAAGTGGACGGCGTCGACAGACCCATCCACAATCTGGTCTGAGTCAATCGAATCGTCAGCGAGCGAGACAAATCCACTAACCGCAGTAAAGTGAGAGTCGTTGAATGACGCAATACCCTTGTTCGCATCTGTGCCTGAGGCTTCCGCAACGGCATCATCACCAGCAATGCTGATTTGACCTGCAGAGCCAGTTGTCGTAATACCCACACCACCCGCGATGGTAATGTTCGCCGCACCATCCAATGTCCCAGTGTTACTAGAATCACCTGTGAGCTGCACAGAGGTTACATCACTAGAGAACGATGCTGCGAGGTCAGCAATTTCGACCTTCTTGAGTTGAGAAACGCCTGCACCGTTTTCACTAATATCCTGGACGACGACAAAGTCACCATCGGCTGGCGTCGCATCGAGGTGCGTCAGCCCGCTAATGTCAAGGCCAACCGTTACGTCTTCGCCTTCAGCACCGAGAAGGGTGTTCTGGAGGGTTCCTGACATTGTGATACCAGCCCCCGCGACAAGATCACCGTGGTTGCCTTCTACATCACCACCAGTGATGTCTAACCCTTTCGTTAGTACTTTTTTCCAAGTTGACATTTAGATTCTTTTTATGGTTGTTGCAAATATAAACAGTTTTTCTTATTCATCTGCTTCGATGCCAAAATATAGGTTGTCTTCTTTGTCAGCGTACATGCCTCCAGGGAATGGGTCTGGGGGTGTATCAAATCTCTTAAACTTAACAGTGCCATCTAAGTTGATACTGCCTGTAGGGGTAAACGTAATATCCTGATTCGTCGATGACGTAAACAAAGAAAACGTCTGTACATCCAGGTTGGCCCCGAGCTGTGGTGCAGGATCGTTGAACAAAGACCCCGACCCTGGTGCCCCGTCGGCCCCAGCTGGGCCTGCCTCACCTTGGTCGCCCTTATCCCCCTTCGGACCCCTTGCAAGTATAGTCACCTGGCTAGGTGACTGAGGCAGTACATCTACCGCCCTGGTTACTTGCTGAGTGACAGATATCTTGTTCTTAGCTGGCTCAGATACGGTAAGCGGCGCAGCCACATTAGCTGTAGAGATTACATTCTGATACTTGGGAGGGTGAGTTACATGCACGGATGTTGTCTCCGTTTCCACTGTAGTCAGAGTGTTCTGATTCAGGGTAACAGAAATCGACGTGCCGCCAGAAACTTTAACCTCAGTCGCCATTATCTATCGTAGTTAGATACGTCGTCATTCACAATAAACCGACCCTCAAAGATTGTGGTGGTCACTTCAGCGGGGGTGGTTTGCTGAATATCATACACGTAAGATCCAGCCTCAATCAACCCCATAACCTGAGATGTAGCTTGAATATTTACGTTGCCATCAGATTCGGCTTTAAACGTGAAGTTTGTGGGAAAGTCATCATCCCCCTGTGCGGCGAGCTTACCCCTCTCTGCGGTTCCGATAATCAAAGGTCTTTCTCCAGTCACAGGATCGGCATCGCCTTTTACCTGCATCAAGAAAGCATAATTACTTACATCAATAGGATCCCCGCTTGAGTCCTTCATAAGCAAACCCAAGTTGAATGTATCACCCTTTCTGCAGGTAATATTCAGCTTTTCAGATACGTCAAGATTTACTTTGGTTGCCATTATTGGGGTAGTTCATTGATGTTTACATCCTCCTCTTGTTGATTTGATTGAACTTGTTCTTGAGTCAGGCGATTGTCTTTCCTGTCCTCTTTCATGACCTCAAGCTTTTCCCTGAAGTTTTGATCGTCTTCGCGGAAGCCGAGGGTGGCCTGCGCTTTGATCATTTCAATTTCTTTTCTCATCTGATGTTCCAGCTGCATCAGCTGCATATCCATCTGACCCTTGAGCTGGATCTCCTGCTGCTTGAGCTGAGACTCCATCTGCAGCTCCTGCTGCTTGGCCTGGCTTGCAGCCATGGCGGCTTGCTGAGCTTGCTGAGCTTGCATCTGCGAGTTCTGCGCAGCCATCTGCTGCTGCTCCTGCATGCGCTTCTTGCGTCGGATGATGAGCAGACGCTCTGCCTGATTCACGTCCTTGAGAGATCGCACAGCCATGGCGTCCTCCAGATCAATCTGACCCTGCTGGATGGCCATCTGAATGTTCTGCTCCAGGAACTCCCTGTCCTTGTCCTCCATCTCCTTCACCACCTTTACGCCGAAGTTGTACATAGGCAAGTCTCTAAACGAGCTAAGCACACCTATGTTTGTTTCGCCGATGGCATTGGCATAGATCCTATACAGCACTGAGTCTGGTGGGATAATCTGCAAACACTTTACGATGTCGCTACACACCCTCTTGTACAGAAGCATAGAGGAGTGGGTTATGTCGTAGAGAGCGTTGTTGCCCTGAGCGATTGCGTTCTGTTGAACTCCGACCAGCATGTCGCCCTTCGGCGTAGTTCCGTCCATAGACTCATTGATGCCCGATGTATCTCTGATGAGCTGGAGGTAGTGGTTGTACAACGCCACGAGCTCCTGGATGTTGCGGATCTGGTTTCCGATCTCACGCACAGGTGGGTTCTGGAATCCACCCTCTGGGTTCTTGCTCCTGTAGTAGAAGACACCAGTCTGCTCGTAGATGTCGTGGATCTCAAGCGGCTCAAGTTCACCGCCTTTACCGAGCTGTACGTTCTCCAGCCCCTCGATGTCGATGATCAATCCGTCAGGCTTAGCCTTGGCAATGGCCTGCTGAATCTTGAGGTGGGTAAGCTGCAACATGTCGGCAAATCCAGTGCAGCTCTCCACGAGAGACTTGGGCATCATCCGACGGAAGTTGGTGGCGACCACGGAGTACGACAGGCTCACACGAGACAGGTCGTGCAGGTTCTTGGGGACGTTGGTCTTCTTGCCGTACCCGAACATCTTCTCTGTTCCGATAATAAATGTCCCGCCATACAGGCAACCCACCTCCATCTTGTGAGGCTTGCGATCAAACACACCATTGTTCTTGGCCCTGTGCTTCATCCCCTTGAAGTAGAAGCCAGTGTTTCCAAAGCGGCTCTCCTTCTCTTCGAAGTGCATGGTGTCGATGGAGATAAACTCGAAGTCGAGAATCTCTACCATGTACTCGTCGTATCCGTAGATGGTGCGAGAGTATCTATCGTCGTAGTGTGAAGAGTTGAAACGAGTGGCGTCGTTGTTGTACTTGTCCTTCACTTTGTTGGCAATCTCCTTGTAGCACTCTTCGCTCAGCTGATCGCCAGCCAATCTCTTGAGCTCCTGAATGGGGATGCGCTTGATGTGACCCGCATACACAAGATCGCCGAAGTTGTGATCTTCGGTGTAGCTGTGTACGAAGTTTACTGGATCGACGTACTCCACTTCAATCCCCTTGTTAGGATCGTTGCTTCTCTTTACCACACACATGCCAAGAGCGACCAAATCCTTGACTGCTCTTCTAAATGTTGTGTCGTTGAACTCCGCCCAAGACAGAGTCATGTTGGTGGCAACCTGTGCCGCTACCTCTGCATCGGTCTTGATGTTCGTGTCCATGAACATCTCCGCCTCCTCAAGGGTCTCGGGGATTTCGTCTGGGTCCATGTCGAGGACGACGCCTGTCTGCTCCTTCAGGGCCATGAGCTCCTGACGGGCCTGAACCTGCATCTTGATTCTGTCCTTCTTTTTGTTTTTCTCTGAAGAAGAGATGGGGTCGATGGACTCAAGGTTTGGATACGGATCCCTAGACAGGATCTTGTTCATCACGATCTTAACGAACTTAGGCAGTATAGGTACTGGCGTATAGTCGAGGTTGAGCAAGCTACCATCCCCCTTCTCTGGCCCGAGAGAGTTGAGGAGCTGCTTGTAGATCGTAGTGTCTTGTGTGCCGTTGGCGTAGTCTCTGTTGCGGCTGAAGATCTTGTTTCTTCTACCGTACAGCGAGTGAGTGTCGGTGGACTGGCCCCACTGTTCGTAGATGGCCTTGGCGTACTGCAGTCCGTATGACTTGTCCTGCTTCGCAGAATAATCCGCTAGTGGATCTGGGAATCCCGACTTCTTGTTATTGCTGCTATACATTGGCACAAATATAACAAATGAAGAGTTTATCGATATCGTCTAAAGAACTTGCGCTCAGTGAAGTTGCTACGCTCTTTTGGTTTTGATTTTTGTGCAGCAAGAAGTGCTAGTCCAGAACTAATTGTCAAGTCAAACTTTGTACGATCGTTGATCTTGAATCCAATCCAATCCTCTAGGGTTCTGTTGAAGTACATCTTTCCCATGTCACCCGTATTCCCGTTCACCCCTACGTGGTCGTAGATGTACTGCTCGATAGATTGGGCATGGGCCTGGATGACATCCTGAGAGTTCGAGGGGATACCCTTTGTCTTTACATTCATCTTGGCGTTGGCAGACTTGAGATGTTGCGGCCTGTCCATAAGGTATCCGTCGTAACCTCTTGATTCAAAGTACCTTACGATACCGTACTTGTTGTTCTCTACAAGGAGTGGATATCCGTAGAAGAAGGCAGCCATCAATACATCTTCGTAGAATATCTTGGCCAGGTCTGGGCGTGAGGCATACTCCACAACGAACATGTTCGATGGGTTCTCGATGTGGAACTTGTTGTACAGATGCAGTGCGCCCTTTGATCCCCTCCCGTCTACTGTAGCATCCAGGTCGTAGGAGTCAACGCCTCCGCACCCCCTATCTGCATGAGGCGCGATGCGCTTACCCTGATCCATGCGCACGATGTTCCGCTGATCCTGCGGGGGCATCCACGCTACACGGAACCTACCATTCACGTCTGGAGAGAACACCACCTCTTTGTCCTTCTCCTTCCACATGAAGTTGCCCTTGACTACAGGGTTGGGGAACAGCTCATCGTTATACTCTACCTGCTGATAGATCTTACCCACATTAAAGATGCTTCCGTCGATGCTATCACGGAACGCCTCATCTGTGGTGAAAGGGAACTGCCTAGTCACCTCGTTGAGTTCCGAGGGATCGTCCTTGAGGCTGTCCCTTTCGTTCTTCAGGTATTGTTTTGATCCCTGATTGATGATATCACCATCAATACCAGGCACATCACAACCAGGATCTTCAATGACTGGATGTCCGTAGATGTCAAAGAAGCCTTCGAGAGAATTTTGTGCAGGGATAAAGAGGCGATAAAGTCCGCTCCTAGTCCTGCCGTTAGCATTTCTCTCATTAGGATTTGAGTCTTTCCACAAGTCCTTGTACTCCTTACCGCCTTTATCCATGGGATTGACGGTGCTTCCTACCAGGGCCTTGCCTACAATTTTACGTCCAACAATTAGGCAGGTCCGTTGAATCCTCCAAGCATCTCTGATGTCTGTAGGCTTCTCCCACTTTCCCGCCTCGTCAAGATACAACATGTGTAACTTCTCTCCGTCGTAGGCGTTGTTCGTGGTGTTCTTCCAGTTGATTACCGAATTAAGAGCTTCGCCCGTCTGCGAAGTCTTATTCTTCTTCGTGATTCTCTTAGACGGCTCGCGAAAAGCCAGCTCCATGCGCGGATTGGTCGTTCCATCTTGAATGGGTTTAAAGAAGAAGGGGTAGTTGCGAAACATGTACACAACCTTCTTCATGAATATATTTTCCTGCGCGTCCTTACCCGTCTTAGACTGTATACCAAGGAGCTTGTCCTTCACCTGCGTAGCCTCGTCCACCAGGACGGAGGAGCATATATTGGTGTATCCAGATCGACGGCACTTGGTGTACAGCTGCCCGATACATCGGGGGTCAGCCTCACATGCAGCCATGTGCAAAAAGATGTCGCGCTGAAATGCAAGATAGTGAGGAAACCCTATATCGAGTTTCGTCCACTGGAGCATCATGTAATGCCGACCCGTAATATACGTAGGTGTACCGTTGTTATAGAACCAAAAGCCTTGACGGCGACGTCTAAACTCCTCTTCGATATACGGACGAAACTTTTCTCGAAACTCTCTGGGCATCTCGGCCCACTCATCCATAGTCTTAATCCTAGACAGCTCCTCAGGCATAGGTTGCCTCTTCCACACGTGCATGTGGTTTGGCTCTCCATATCCTTGAATCTCTTTCTTGGGCGGCTGAGCGGGAAGTGCAATGTGTAGATCACCAACTGAAACAATTTCACCTTGCGTACCGTTGGGACAAATCGAGATAACATCTTCGTCGTAGTTATCGACCTTGACCAGCATAGCGCTTTACGTAGTTCTTAGACGTCTTGGTCTTAGAGGTCTTGGTCTTGGCATGAATCCCCTTACGGCGGACCTGCTTCTTCTGATAGGTGGATACTTGTACTTTGGCCATGGTGATTTAATTTGTACCCCTGCCAGGATTCGAACCTGGGACCCACAGCTTAGAAGGCTGTTGCTCTATCCATCTGAGCTACAAGGGCATTCGTCGTTCCAGGAATCTTCCCAAAACCTATGTTCTATATTGTTACGCTCCCATACGATTTCTTTCCAATCACTTCGAATATCTTTCGGCAAACCCTCCTGAGTAGTCTTTTGCTTCTTCGATCGCTCCATCTGTATTTAGGTCTTTGATCATTTGCTCCAGACGCTGTCTCTCAACGAGGAGTTCTTTGCAGTCAGTGGCCGTTTGCTTGATAGACTGAAGCTCTGCCT